ATTTAACTAGGCTTTTTTCTTCTTACTGTTGGTATTGAAATTATTTATGGCCCTATATTATCCGTAGCCCGATTTTTTAATGAACCCTTTGAGAATTTTTTAAATTGAATTTTCAATGGGTTCTTTATGAACCTAAGTCCCAGTTATTTTTTTATTATGAAACTAAGTTTTAACCAAAGTTTCCCTATCGAATATTTAAAAGGATCTTGTATCTTTTTAAATGATGAAGACGAGGGGAGATATATAAAAGAAGTGTGTGTAGATCTTGAAAGACATTCTATTATCTTAGTTGATGATGATGGTAATGGAATGTATTGGGAGTCTTTACGCAATGCGTCTATCCAATTCCAGGGGGGTAGATAAATGGATCAAATGCAAGAGTTAATTGAAAAAGTTAACAACCTAGAAAAAGGTTATAAAGATTTATGTTCTGCAAATGACAGAAATAAACAAGCTTTTTTACACGTTATTGAGTTACAAAAAAACATGAAGAAAATGCTTGAAGAATTTTTTGGCGATCTTACAAAATTAACTGGCAAAGACAAAGACCGCAGGTGGATTTTAGATTTACTTGTACACAATGTTGAGTCACTTATAAATATGTTTGTAAAGGTTGACGAAAGTCTTAACGAAAGTTCTACAAGTGCAGCGACAGCTATTACATCTATAGAAAAAAGACTTGCAAAATTGGAGAAAAACTTATGAGTGAATATCCTTACACGCTAGATAGTATCGCTAGTCATTTAAAAGTTTTATCCAAAGAGTTATCACAACTTATGGATATTAGCGAGTATGACGCCTGGACTATCCTTATGGATAAGTTAGAAACCAAGTATCAAGGAGAAATCAAATGATTAAATGTCCTAAATGTGGTAGCACTTCTACCGAGGTGAATACAACAAGACCTAGACAAGCTGTTTATATATGGCGGTCTAGGACTTGTAAAGATTGTGGTAAAACTTTTAGTACAAGAGAGTATGCCCTCTATGATTTAGATGCCCTAATTAATAATGATGGCTTGGGTCAAGACCTAGCCGCTGATCAAGTCGATGAAATTGTAGAGGATTTAACTAATGGGTGAAGTCGTTAACTTAACTAAATACAGATATGATCGCAATAAAGCGATTGATGAACGTATTAAGTATGCAGAAGCAAGAATTGATGAGCTACATTTATTGATTCGTAATTGGAAGTTGTTGAAATATGAGTAAACAACAACAAGTAGAACAGGAAATGTGTGGTCGTGGTTACGACTTACGACAGAGAAAAGTTCAATTAAATATATCTAGGGGAAAAGAATCTGAGAATGATTATGCCAGGAGCATGATCATTGCAGGTCTATTACCTTTATCAGAGAAGATACAGCAGTTTATTGATAGGTCTTGGAGAGGTACACCAGGACCAAAGGCAATAGCTGCTGTTAAATTATCTCAGTTCCCAGATATAGACGTTGTTAGCTTCATTGCTTTTAAAGCGATAATAGATTGTGCTTCACAAGTAAAGACGGCCACTCAAACAGCCTTACAGATAGGTCATCTGCTAGAAGATGAACTTAGATTTAGTGTCTTTGAACAGGAAGATGAGAAACATTTTACTGCCGTAAGAAAACATATAACTGATACAACTCACCCAAGATACAGAAGAAATATGATGATGGGTCATATGAGAAAGAAAGGTTTTGCTTTTCAATCATGGGCCAAGGAAGATAAGTTACGGATTGGAATGAAACTTATTGATCTAATGATTCATTCTGTTGGAATGATCAAGTTATCTACTAGGGGATATAACAATAAAACAAAAGCTTATATTGATTTTACTGAAGGGGCTATGGCATGGATAAAAAGACAGAGAAGTAATAGGCTGGCTGCCTATCCTATCTATATGCCCTGTCTTGAAAAGCCTAGAGATTGGATAAGTGTTACTGAGGGTGGGTTTTATACTAAAAGATTAAGACACGTTAAAGCTATTAAGTCTAAAGATCTTGACTACGCCAGAGAAGTAGAAGAAAGAAAACCAATAGCATTTTTTCAAGCCCTAAATTCTCTACAGGATACGAAGTGGGAAGTGAATCAAGATATTCTTGATATTGCTCAAAGCTGTTGGGATAGAGGTATAGAAATAGGTTGTTTGATTGATGCTGAAACATTACCTTTACCGCCTAAACCACATGATATAGATACGAACGAAGATTCAAGACTTAAGTATAGAAAAGAAGCTAGTATTATCCATGACCAAAATGCCCATGACCGAGCTAAAAGATTTCAATGCCTATCTTTATTAGATACAGCTTTATATTACAAAGACGAAACCTTTTATCACGTTTATCAGGCAGACTTTACAGGTCGTATCTATCCAGTAGCAGCTACCTTTAATCCACAGGGTAATGATCTTGCTAGGGCCTTGCATAGATTTGCTGAAGGCAAGCCTGTAAAGAATGAAAAGGCTAAAGATTGGTTAGGTATAGCAGGTGCTAATCATTGGGGAATGAGTAAGTGTAGCTATGAAGAACGTATTGAATGGTCTAATACTGAAGGTGCAGTATTAGCAAATCAAATAGCAACTAATCCAGAATCGACTATCAACCTATGGGGTAAGGCAGAAGAACCTTTTCAATTTCTTGCCTGGTGTTTTGAATGGCATAAGTTTATGAATGAAGGTTATGGGTATATAAGTAAACATCCTGTCTTACTTGATGGCAGTAACAATGGCTATCAACACTTTGCAGCTATGACTTGTGATGATGATCTTGCAGCTAAAGTAAATCTTATTAACTTTGATGGCATACAAGATTTATACGATGAAGTGAGAACAAAACTTATAGAAGCATTAGCAACGAGTGATGAACAGTTGGCAATAGATTGGTATTCCCATGCAGATTTCATAACTAGAAGAATGGTAAAGAAACCAATAATGATGATTCCTTATAGTGGAACTTTGTTCGGTATCTGTAATGCAATAAAAGATTATATATATAAATACAATTTAGATTTGTCATGGGAAAAAGATAGCTTCAGTCATAACTATTTTCTTGCTAAAAAAATAATATCTATTGTTAATAAAGTCTGTCCTAAGTCTTCAATAGTAATGCAATATTTAACAGATGTTGCTAAATGTTTTAGTAATGAGAATAAAGTTATGAAGTGGAATACACCTTCTAAATTTTATATTAATCAGAATTATTTTAAGCTTAATAGTAAACAAATAAAGACCAAGATAGGGACCAGTACTGTGAAGTTGTCACTTACTACCAACACAGAAGAAATCGACAGAAGAAAAACGAATCAATCTTTTGCTGCTAATTTTGTTCATAGTTTAGATGCTGCTAATGTACATTTAGCATTACAAAAAAGTAAACAAAAAGGTCTTAGTAATTTTACAACTATCCATGATTGTTTCGGCTCGACTGCTGCTGATATAGAAGAATTTATTTCTTGTGTAAAAGAATCTTTTGTTGAAATGTACACCGATAATATTCTTGACAATTTATATGATCAATCAGTACAGCAGTTGGATAAACCAAATAGATTACCAACACCACCAGATCTAGGTGATTTTAATATCTGTGAAGTTTTGTTAGCACCATATGTGTTTAGTTAACAATAAAGGATGACAGATGGACAAAGTACGATACGATCAGAGATACATCCAACATGGATGAAACTAAAAGAAAACTTTAACTGAAATTTCCAAATGATTAAATCAGAAATTTTAAACATTACAACACCAGTATGTCTATTTCAATTTGCATGGTTAGTAGAACCTGATACTAAGTTTGATGCCTCTGGTATATGGCAGGTTGAATGTCTCATTGAGCCAGAGAAATCTCAAGAGATAGAAGAACAACTTAGTGGTCTACTAGATAGATGGAAGACCCAACTAAAAATCGCTAACCCAACTAAAAAGTACAAGCTTGCACAGCTACCTTTTGGTTTTGAAGAGATTGATGGTAAACAATACTTCAGAGTAAAAACCAAAATGAAAGGTGGTGGAGTAAGAGCAGACGGCACTCAATGGAAACAAAGACCACCTGTTCTATTCAATGCCGATGGTTCTCCTATGTCAGAAGAGCAGAAGGAAAAGGTAAACAAGTGTGGCCCAGGTACTACAGGTCAAGTCAACATGAGATGTAGTGGTTGGGAAAATCCTAGCTTTGGAGTTGGTATTAAGATCCAACCAGAAGCTGTGATTATTCATAATCATGTCGAGTACACTAAAACAGCAGTAGGCTATGGCTTTGAAACCGAGGAAGCAGTCGCAGAAGAGGAACCCAAGAAGAAAGCAGGGTTTGAAACAGTCGGGGCAGACGAGTTTTAGAAGCAAGTTTGAAGCTGCTATTGCAGCTACATTACAAGCAGAAAAAGTTCCATACACTTATGAAACACTTGACATTAACTACCAAATCAGTTGCGTTTATAAGCCTGATTTCATCCTTGACAACGGCATCTGTATTGAAACTAAGGGCTTCTTCTCTAAAGAAGACAGAAGAAAACATATTGCGATTAAGACGCAACGACCCGAATTAGATATAAGATTCTGTTTTCAAAACAGTAAAGTAAAACTGAGTCGTGGCAAGAGAAGTTTAACCTATGGTGCTTGGGCAACTAAGCATGGTTTTCTTTGGAGTCATGGCTCTATCCCCAGAGATTGGTATGAAGAGCAGCAGCAATTATGTAAGGAAAGAACCATGCCCTGAGTGCGGTAGTAAGGACAACCTTGCCATTTATGACGATGGTCATGGTTACTGTTTTGGTTGTGGTTTTACATCGCAACCAGAAAAAGATAAACCCAGAAAGTCTTTTGTTAAACCAGTGAAGAAACCATTACTTAAATTTGTTAACCCAAAAGCATTACCTAAACGTAATATCACACAAGAAACTTGTGAACTATTTAACTATGGAATATCAGAACATAATGGGCAGCCAGTACAAGTTGCTACTTATGAAGACAAGTTAGGTAGACAATCAGCACAACACATAAGATTTCAAAACAAAAAATTTATTTGGCTAGGAGATGTCAGCGATCTACAACTATGGGGTCAACGATTATGGCGGCAACATAATACAGGTAATATGTTTGTTACCATCACAGAAGGAGAGATAGATTGTATGTCTGTCTCACAAGTGCAAGGTAATAAATATCCTGTAGTAAGTTTGCCTTCGGGATCACAGTCGGCTAACAAATATATAGCTGCAAATTTAAAATGGTTATCTCAATTTGTACGAATAGTTCTCTGTTTTGACAGTGACGAGCCTGGCATGGCTGCTGCCGAAAAAGCAATTAAAATCTTACCTCCTGGTAAGGCAGCTATATGTAGACTGCCAAGAAAAGATGCTAATGAAATGCTCCTCTCAGGAGAAGGGGAAGAACTTAGAGATCTTTTATGGAAAGCAACACCTGTTAGACCAGATGGAATACTTAATGCCTCTAACCTCTGGGAAGAATTAACAAAGAAAGGTACAAGTAGTGTTTGTCCTTTCCCTTACCCGATGCTAGATCAGTTTACAAAAGGCTTTCGTAAAAGCCAGATGATAACAATAGCAGCAGGTAGTGGTACAGGTAAGTCAACTATCTGTAGAGAATTAGCACATCACTTTCTTAAAAACAAATTAACAGTTGGTTATATAGCTCTTGAAGAAAGTGTACAAAGAACAATGCAAGGGATACTTGGTGTAGAGATGAATAGACCTTTACATCTTGAAGAGAATTTAGAAGAAACAGAAGGATTGAAACAATCTTTTGACAGGTTGTTTGGTGCAGAAAAACTATTCTTATATGATCACTTTGGATCTATGGACCCTGACAGGTTAATAGAACAGATCACCTACCTTGCAACAGCAGAAGGTGTAGACGTAGTGATACTAGATCATCTGACAATAGTAGTTTCTGGTATAGATAATGTAGATGAAAGGCGTGCTATTGATATTGCTTGTACAAAATTAAGACAGGTCGTTGAATCTACTGGTATAGGTTTGATTCTTGTCAGTCATTTAAGAAGACCTCCTGGTCTTTCGCACGAACAAGGACAGACTGTAAGTACCTCTGATTTGAGAGGAAGTTCTGGAATATTACAGCTATCAGATCTTTGTATTAGTGCCGAAAGAAATCAGCAGTCGGAAAGTTATGCAGAGAGAGCAGAGTTACAGTTAAGAGTATTGAAGAATAGACACACAGGAATGACAGGACCAGTAGATAAATTATTGTATGACGAAAAGACAGGAAGACTTGTAGTACCTATGTCCACTTACTTCGGGAACTAATGACTTTATTAATTGACGCTGATTGGCTTATTTATTCCTCATGCTGTGCTTGTGAACAAGACATCAAGTGGAATGATAACTTACATACTCTTCATTCTGATGAAAGAGATGTCCATGAAATGATAGATGGTAGAGTTTCTTACTATCAAACTATTGCTGAAAATGATAAAGATGTTGTCATGTGTTTTACCCAATATCCAACATTTAGACATACGATCTATCCAGAATACAAAGCCAATAGAAAGAACAAAAGAAAACCTCTTGGCCTTGGTAAGATTATTGAACAGGTAAGAGAAAGATATGAATCAAAAAGTTTTGATGGACTTGAAGGTGATGATGTTATGGCTTTGCTTGCAACATCTAAACAATACGACAACCCAATAATAGTTTCAGTCGATAAGGATATGAGATCTGTACCCTGTACTCTACTGGCAGGTGATGATTTAGAACTAATAACGAAACGTAAAGCTGATAGACATTGGATGAAGCAAGCCCTTACAGGAGACAGTACAGATAACTACTTCGGTATAGATAAAGTAGGACCAGTAACAGCAGAGAAGATACTAGGAGAAGCTAAAACACTTGAGCAGATGTGGGAAAAGGTAGTAGCTGCTTATGAAAAAAAGAAATATAATTTTGCCGATGCTGTACTGAACGCACAGCTTGCAAGAATACTGAGAGATGGAGACTTTGATTACAACACAGGAGAAATATCTCTTTGGACTCCATAAAAAAACACCTGCAAGTAGCATTGCAAGTGTTTTTCCGAGTTGCTTGGATAAGCATATTCACCTTACCACATAAAATTTAACCTGCTATACTTTATTATCAAAAGTGAACTACAATACATATAAATCGTTTTAGTCATGTCATCTGAAAAACTTCCAGTTATTACAGATGAATTGATTTTTGCCTTAGATCAAATCTTTCCTCATCGTCATCCTGATTTATCTTTATCTGATAGAGAAGTATGGTATAAAGCAGGGCAAAGGTTTGTTGTCGATTATCTTATTGAACAACAAGCAAGGCAAAAAGAAACTATGCTTACAGAATCAGTCTTGGAGAATTAACAATGTGTTTGTTTAGTCCACCGAAACCACCAGCACTACCTAAAGCAGAAGCTGCAGATTCAGCTATTGAAGATACTGCTGATAAAGTTGTCATTGGTGACGATAGAACAACTACAAAATCCAAACTAAAAACCAAACCAAAAACAAAGCCAAAACGTCTTGGGACATCATCTCTACAGATACCTCTAAACCCTGGCGTACAATCTGGGAATTTAAATTACCCTGTATAAAATGGAGTATTCAACACAAGGACAAACTGCTGCTGGTAGATATGCACAACTACAAAGTGCAAGATCTACCTTTGACAGAGAAGCAAAAGAATCATCAAAGCTAACCATACCTAGTCTTATCCCTGAGAGTACAACAGGTACAAGAGCAAAGATAAAAACTCCTTTCCAAGCTGTAGGTGCTAGAGGTGTGAACAGTCTTGCATCTAAACTTTTATTTGCATTGCTTCCTCCATCAACAGCTTTCTTTAAATTAAGTATTGATAGCCTTGAACTGCTAAAGCAAGGACAAGAAGGATTAGAAACAGAAATAGATAAAGGATTGCGAACAATAGAAACAGCTTTAATGAACGAGATAGAAGTTTCTAACGATAGAGTCGCAATGTTTGAAGCATTAAAACATCTGATCGTGGGAGGGAATGTTCTTCTCTATCTCACAGATGATGGACTGAAGGTATATCCACTATCAAAGTTTGTATGTAAAAGAGATGCTGTCGGTAATGTATTAGAAATTATTACACAGGAATCAATACACCCTAACGCATTGCCACCAGAGTTCTTAGAACAGATCAAGAAGAAAGATAACTATGATGAAAAGGCAATGGATAGTGACCTTGATATATATACATATGTTACTAGAGTTAACGATGACTTTATATGGTATCAAGAATGTAAAGGGGAAAAGATACCAGGTACTGATGGAAGATCAAAGGTAGATGTATCACCCTGGATTACTCTTAGGTTTGTAAGAATTGATGGAGAAGATTATGGAAGAGGATATGTAGAAGAATATAGAGGAGACTTAATTAGTTTAGAAGCTTTGATGCAAGCGATCATAGAAGGTGCAGCAGCATCAGCTAAGACTATATTCCTTGTTAATCCCAATGGTGTGACAAGAGCAGCAACACTAGCTAAAGCTCCTAATGGTGCAATAAGAGAAGGTAATGCAGCAGATATTTCTGTCATGCAAGTAGGTAAGGGTTCAGACTTCCAAGTATCTTTCTCTGCTATACAACGAATTGAATCAAGACTTGAATATGCCTTCCTTATGGCAAGGTCTGTTCAAAGAGATGCAGAAAGAGTAACAGCAGCAGAAGTTACCATGATGGCTAATGAACTAGAGAACTCTTTAGGTGGTATCTATTCAATACTGACACAAGAGTTTCAGCTACCATATCTAAAACGTAGGATGCACATGCTTGTACGTTCTGGTAAAGCTCCTAAGTTACCTGAGAAATTAGTTAAGCCTAAGATTGTAACAGGTGTTCAAGGTCTTGGTAGAGGTAATGATCGTAATAAACTTATTGAGTTTATCGGCACAGTAGCTCAAGCTTTAGGTCCAGACATTATGAGACAGTACATGAATGTAGATGAAGCAATAAAACGATTAGCAAATTCTATCGGTATAGATACTGCTAACCTAGTAAAGACACAGGAAGAGATACAGGCTGAGATGCAAGCGATGCAACAGCAGCAGCTTATCCAACATCTCGGACCTGCTGCTCTAGGATCACCTTTATTAGATCCTAAAAACAATGCTCAAGCACAACAACTAACGGAGGAAACTGATGCCAACCAAGAAGCCTAATTCAGAACCAAAGACACCTGACACAGAACCAGCAAAAGCTGTCGTTAGTAAACTAGGTGTTAATGATGAACCTAAAGCTACAGGTCCAAGAGTGGTCGAAACTAAAAATGGTCGTACAATGACTTATAACTAATTAAATTTTATGACTTCATCCCAGGTAAATGTCACAGAGACACCACCAATGTCTCAACAAGATTTAGAAACTCTTGCTAAAAATGAAACTGATGAGAACGGCCTTATACTTGGAAAGTTTAAATCAGTAGAAGACCTAGCTGCCAGCTATAGAGAATTAGAAGGTAAGCTAGGACAATCAACAAAAGAAGATCAACCAGAAAAAACAGAAGAGCAGACAGAATCAAACGATACTGAATTTAATGCTAAAGAATTTTATGGTGATGGTCTTGCAAATATATTGGAAGAAGTTGGTATTGATGCTCAAGACATTTCCAAAAGATTTACAGAGAAAGGTCAGATTAATAATGATGACTATTCAAAATTAGAAAAAGCAGGGTTTTCTAAACAAGTAATCGACACCTATCTTGATGGATTGAAAGGAACTTCTAATGCTACCAATGAAGATATAGCAACTACTCAAATACAAGCAATTAAAGATTCTATCGGTGGTGATGAAACTTACACTAAGATGGTTTCATGGGCTGTTGAAAATCTCCCTGCTAATGAAGTAAAGGAATTTAATTCTTTAACTGAAACAGCAAATGCAACTGCAATTAAACTTGCAGTCCAAGGTCTTTATTCTCAATACAATAACGCTATGGGTGTTGAACCAAACTTAGTAACAGGTCGTGCTTCTCAAAGTGGACCTACACCATTCAGATCTACAGCAGAAGTAATTACTGCTATGTCTGATCCACGCTATGGTAAAGACGTTACTTATACCGAAGATGTTCAAAGACGTTTAGGTGGTAGTGATGTATTTAATACTGGTCGTTAATCATCGAAAAAATAAAAATAGTTTAAAGATTGCATAAGAGTGTTATATTTTAAATAACTACTTATCTTTAATCTAAATATCAAAAGTGCCTGATGCGTCAGATAACACTGAAGAGAAAGGACAGAAGCGAGTTAGTTTCAAAAAATTTTTAATCAATCCAAAGGAGTTTAAATTATGGCTAACGCCACAGTTTCACGCCTGGGTCTGGTAAATAATAGTGGAACAGACTACGAAGCCCTGTTTCTGAAAGTGTTCTCTGGTGAGGTTCTAACAGCCTTTGCTAGAAACAACATCTTTAACGATGCACTTCATTCAGTTCGTACTATTACTTCTGGTAAGTCAGCACAGTTTCCTGTAACAGGTGCTGCAACTGCTGCATACCATACCCCAGGTACACCATTAGTTGGTGCAAACCAGATCTTGGCAAATGAAAAAATCGTGTCAATCGATGATTTGTTAATTTCCCAAGCGTTCGTAAGTAACCTAGATGAACTTATGAACCACTATGATGTTAGAGCTACATACGCTGATGAATTAGGTAAGGCTTTAGCTAAGACTTATGACCAGAACGTAGCGAAAGTAATTGCTAATGCTTCAAGAGCTTCAACAACTCTTACAGGTGGCAATGGTGGATTAGTTTCTACTCTTGCTAATGGTAATACTGCTTCAGCAAACGTAACTGGTGATGAGTTAGCAGCAGCTATCTATGACATCGCACAGGCATTTGATGAAAGAGACATTCCTCCAACAGATCGTTTCTGTGTACTACCACCTGCTGAGTACTACAAGTTAGCTGAGTCTGCTACAAGAACAGTAGATGTTGACTACAACCCAGGAGGTAATGGTTCATTTGCTTCAGGTCGTGTACAACAGATTGCAGGTATTCCTGTAATGATGAGTAACAACGTACCTCAATCAAACGTAGGATCAAACCCAGGTGGAGCTAACAACACCTACTCTGGTGACGATAGTAAAACTATTGGTCTTGTCTTCCATAAGTCTGCTGTTGGTACAGTTAAACTAATGGATATGACTACTGAGATCTCTGGTTCTGACTACGGAATCATGTATCAAGGTACATTGATGGTTGCTAAGTATGCTTTAGGCCATGGAATCCTAAGACCTGAGTGTGCAGCTACAATCAAGTTATCTGCTTCTTAACTTACTTAGAAGGGTACTCAGCAATGGGTACTCTTCTCTTATTATTTGGAGAACATTATGGGAAAGACGAAAAAGAAAATAAAGAAAAGTAATAGAGATTTACTGAAAATTAAAAAGTACTAAACCATGACTGTAGCTGCAACCACTGAACTAGAAAGTATCAACATTATGTTGGCTGCCATAGGGGAAGCTCCTATTAACAGTCTTACAGGTACTCTTCCTGTTGATGCTCGTCTAGCACAATCAACTCTTACTGAAGTAAACAAAGAAGTTCAATCAGAAGGTTGGTCTTTTAATACTGAAATAGATGTAACTCTTACTAGAGATGGATCTGATCACATTGCCCTTTCAGCAGACATCTTAAGAGTTGACCCTAACACTCATCATCACACTACGATTGATGCAATACAACGTGGTTTAAAGCTATATGACAGGTTAAATAATAAGTATGATTTTGATGAAGATCTTATCTGTACTGTGGTTTATTTCAGAACCTTTGATGAGATCCCAGAACCTGCTAGAAGATATATAACAATTAAATCTGCTCGTATCTTTGTTGATAGATTAGTAAGCGATGATGGATTAAGAACTTATACACAACAAGACGAAGTAAGAGCAAGAGCTATACTGATGGAAACAGACTTGGCTAATGGAGATCACAACCTTCTTAGAGGTGATCCTAGTCTTACAAGTGTCTTCAATACTTACTCACCAGCAAACGCATTAATTAGATAGTTATGGGTGTTATCTCAAGAGCTATACCAACTTTATTAAGGGGTATATCTCAGTCTTCAGATTCAACCAAGCAAGCTGATCACGCTGATATACAAGATAATGCCGACTCTAATCCTGTCATAGGTTTAGTAAAGAGATCTGGTCTGCGATATGTAACAACACTTAGTTCTTCTACTTTAGGTAATATTCATATACAAACTATAAACAGAGATACTAATGAACAATATGTAGCGATATTTAGTAACGGCAATGTAAAGGTTTATGATTTAGCAGGTAATGAAAAGACTGTAAACAAACCTGATGGAACGACATACCTAAATACATCTGATCCCAGAGGTGTTATTAAGACTGTAACTATTGCTGACTATACCTTTGTTGTTAATACAAGCATTACAGCAGCAATGGATACTACTGCTAGTGGTGGGACAGGGACTAAAGCAATAGTCTTTATAAACCAGGCAACATCTAAAACAACCTATTCGGTTACTGTTGATGGTAATACAGTTACTGATGACACTACAGGAGATGACCCATTAAGCACAGATACAGTAGCTACTAATTTAAAGAACAGTTTAGATTCTGCATTAACTGGTTTTACTATTGCTCGTAATGGTCCTGTTTTATATATCAAGAAGAATGATGATTCTAATTTTTCTATAGATGGTAGCGATACTCAGGGTGATACCAAGATGACTATCGTTAAGGATTCAGTACAAAGATTTACTGACCTGCCAACTGTTTCACCTAATGGTTATGTAGTAGAAGTCAAAGGAGATGAAGATACTAATTTTGATAACTATTATGTGAAATTTGTTACTAATAATGGTGGTACTTTTGAAGAAGGACAATGGGAAGAAACAGTAGCACCAGGTATTACTTTTAAATTTGATTATGCAACAATGCCACACGTTCTTGTACGTCAGGCAGATGGTAACTTTAGATTTGCAAAGGTAGATGGAGACACATACACCATATCTAGTGTTGACTATGTATTACCTAAATGGGGAGAGAGAACAGTCGGTGATGCTGTATCAGCACCAGATCCTTCTTTCATCGGTAATAAAATTAATAACGTATTCTTCTTTAGAAATAGACTTGGATTCCTGGCAGGGGATAATGTCATTCTTAGTCGTGTATCTGAGTTCTTTAACTTCTTTCCAGAAACTGTTATATCAGTTTTAGATAGCGAACCTATAGACGTTGCTGCTTCACATACAAAAGTTGCTATTTTAAAACACGCAGTAACTATGGGAGAACAGTTGATATTGTTCTCAGATCAAACGCAATTTGTATTAACCAGTTCAGCAGATAACCTTACCCCTAAAACAGCTAACGTAATAGTTGCAACTGAATTTGAAAGTAGTGATGAAGCACAACCTGTAGGCTCTGGATCTAGTATCTACTTCTTAACGAAGAAAGGATCTTTTGCTGGTATTAGAGAATATATAACACAAGGAGAACAGATAAAAGATGCTGCTAATATTACTATTCATGTACCAAGATTGATCCCCAGTAATATTTTTCAAATGGCAGTATCTAATAACCAAGATGTTTTGGTTTTATTAGGTACAGATAATCCTAATAAGCTATACGTCAACAGATGGTTGTATGGTAATCAAGGTCAGAAGATATTAAACAGTTGGTTTACTTTTACTATCAATAGCAATAGGTCTTTTAAAAATGTAGATTTTATAGGTACTGATTTATTTGCAGTAGTAGAAGAAGCTAATAAAGTAACACTTGAAAAAATACCTTTTGAGACAGACTTTACTGAAGCCAATGCAGACTTTCAATATCATTTAGATCATAAAGTCACAGAAGCAACTACAGGTGTTTCTGTAGCATATAACTCTAGTACTGATGTAACTACATTTACTGTTCCTTATAGGTTAAGAGCAAGTATGAATGTAGTTGGTAGATACCTTGCTAATGGAGAGACAAGTACATTTGTTAATACACAAGGCAATACCAAAACACTTAAGCCTGGGCAGGTAATAACAACATCTAATTCTACTGATGGATCTACATCTACAATTACAGCTAATGGAGATTATAGAAATAGTAAATTTATTATTGGAGAACCATATGAAATGCACTACAGATTTAGTTCTCAAAGATTAACTGCAGGTACGAGTGGACAAACAGGTAGTGAATATATAAGTGGCCGTCTACAACTACATCATTTTTATATAAAGTTTGAAGACACAGGATTCTTTAAAGTAGAAGTAACACCTGAGAATAGAGATACGTCTACACATAAATTTACTGGTCGTTTATTAGGTGCAGCTTCTAGTGCTATAGGACAAATTAATTTAGAAACAGGTACGTTTAGAGTGCCAATAATGTCAAGAGCAGATAGAGTAGATATAGATGTTAAAAATGACACGTTCTTGCCTACTCAATTATCTAGTGCTGAATATGAAGCTATGTTCCATATGAGAAGTAGGAGAGTGTAATGGGTCATTTAAGAAAAGCAAGCCTACAAGATCTTAGATATGTAGCTAACAACATGAGAGAAGTTGATAAGTTAGAAGCTTACTATCAGTCAGGACAAGAACCACTACAAGCTCTTCAGTTTACTTATATTTGTAGCAATGTAAATATGGCTATAGCTGACGATAATGATCAACCTATAGGTCTTTGTGGAGTAGTTTCTGGTGGTGTTATCTGGATGGTTGCGACTGATAAATTATTTGAGAATAATAAATATAAAATACAACTGATAAGAAAAGGTAGGAAATGGGTAGATAATCTGTTGAAATCTTACAAAATCTTATATAATTTTGTATATGCAGAGAATACTTCTGCTATCAAGTGGTTAAAGTCTCTTGGATTTACCTTTATTCAATATCACGAACAATATGGTATGCAGAATAAACCCTTTTATGAATTTCTGAGGATCGCTTAAATGTGTATTTTTGCTGCCCCTGCTGTCGCTGCTGGAACCACTGCTGGTGCTGGTGCTGGTGCTGCTGCTTTTGGTGCTACTGCTTTACCTGCTGCAGCATTTACAGCACCTGCTGCGGTTAGCTTTGGTACGGCTGCTGGTTTAGGTAGTACTTTGGGTCTTGGTGCAACTACTGCTGCAACTACTGCTGCAACAGGTGCAGGTTTATTTGGTCTTGGTACAAAAGTTAGTAACCTTTTTCTTACCTCTCTAGGGCTTACAGCAGGGACAGGGTTAATGCAAAAAGCTGCGGCAGAAAAGACAGCTAGTCAAATTTATCAATCATCATTAATAGCCAACCAATCAGCAGAAGATGCCTTTAGAAATCAAATGGATGGATTATCTGAAAGACTAAAAGAAACAAAGAAATCAAGAGCTCAGGAAAAATTTGCAGCCAATATACAATCATTACAAGCCAAAAGCAAAATTATTGCTTCAGAACGTTCAGGTCTTGCTGTTGATGTATTACTTGCTGATCAAGGTAGACAAGCAGCAAACTTTAGAGAAGCTATCAACCAAACAACCGAATCGGACACACGACAGTATGGTAGAGATATAAAAGGGTATCTTGCACAGAAGAGTAACAGACGTAATCAACTAACAAGTAATATTAACCAGGCTTATAATCAGGTCCCCACACTAGGGTCAATTCTTCTTAACACTGCTGCTCAAGGTCTTTTGACCTATGCTGGTCTAACCTCAGAAATAGCGTAATCATGTCATCTAGTTTTCAAAGTACAGCTTTTAAATCTTCTGCAAATCCTGTAGATACTTTTGTAGCACCTCCTCAATATCAACCAACATCAGATATAGAAGTATTATCAAAGATATTATCCGACATTAATCCTACTCTGCAGAAATTCCTTTATAACAAAATGGAAAAGGCAGCAAATGAAGAAAGAAGAAAAGGTGCAAGAAAAGCTTTAGATGAATCAAAACTTGGTTTTAAAAATGTTACTAAAGATATTCGTAAAACTGATGGAAATAAAGTCGCTAATCAATTAATAGGTGGAAGTATTTTTGCAAATGATGAATATCAAAAAGTTAAAACCCAATTAATATCAGATGATTTTTCATATCAAGTTCAAGGTTTATATAACGACAAGAAATACACAATTACAACGGAAGATAATAAAGAGATACAAGTACCAATAACTCATTTCCCTGTTGACTCACCAGAGTTTCAAGACTTTTTATCAGAAACAAGTACAGTAGCTGGAAATTTAACTCAGGGATTAAATGAAGATTATGTAATTGATAATTTTTATCCTAAACAAAGTGAGATTACAGAGAAAATAGTTACAGAACATATTAAAAAACACAATACTTATAAATTTAATAGATTAAAAAAACAGTCTTTTGCAATTATTACAAGTGCTTATGGAGATTATCGTGCAGGTAATAAAGATACTGGAATTAATAAAATTAATGCTTTTATTGACAATAAAGTTTTATTAGGAATTACTCAAGATAACGAGAATAAATTTTTTGATTCGTTATTGAATTACACACTTAGTTTAAGAGATGAAGCATATACTGTTGATGGCCTTGAGGGATCTAAGAATGTTTTGGAAATGATGAGAGGTATTAAATATGGTCCTAATGGAGCAAGCATATTTGAAACACATCCTAAGTTCTTAAGTGAAATGCACAAGCAGACTATTAAGCATATAAAAGATCAAGATGCGATTGATAAAATTGATGATAAGAATAAGCAAGAAGAAGCAGAAAAAGGAATATTATTACTCGTAAATGAACTAGGGAATAAAGAAGGTGATTTGCCATTTGCCACTATTGAAAGAATAAGACAATTTGGTTCTCAATATAATGTAGATGTAAGTTGGATTGATCAAAAGATTGATATTTTCATACCAGAAAGACAAAAAGTTCTTAAAGATTTTTCTTTAGAACTTACTGACGGAGCATATATAGGACGACCTAGTGCCGCAGTTGATGCCTTTGGAGTGATATTAAATTCTTTAGGGCCACTTACAGACCAAGAAAAAGGTATAAAAACTAGAATTATTTCACAAATTGAGTCAAGTAGAAAAGGTCAGCTAGATGGTGGAAAACAAGAAGTCAAGGCAATAATTCAAAGACTAAGAAAACAAGCAAACCCTTCATACGACTCTTTGACACAACTATATAACCTAGCTAGTGGTGAAGAAGATCCTACAGAATTTATGTTGAATTTAGAAAGGAAATTAAATAGAGATTATATTGAATATGCATTTTTTACAGATGACAATAATGATGATAAATTCGATAAAAGAAGTGCAAAAGATATTTTTGAATGGTTAAAAAAAGCAGAGGATGAAGCAATTTTAGAAATTAAAAAATGGAATAACAATAACGATAATAACCCTAAAACTTTACCTAGCAAGATATTCAAAACTTTAAGTGGAAATGATGCCTATGAACAAATAACAATAGATGGACAGACAGCGTACAAAGATAAAGAAAGTGGCGAGATCTATGTCTCTGATGAGGTTGTTGTCGAGGAAGGAGGTAATAATACAGCACTTGATCCCCTAAATAAAACTAAAAGGACAAACATAAAGAAAGAAAACATCGAGCCTGGTTTCTTCAGTGGTGATTCACCTACAACAGTTACAGTTGAAAAAGGAGATACCTTATTTGGTTTGGCTGATCAATTCAGTACAACAGTACAAGCTATTAAAGATGCAAATGGTTTAGATAGTGACCTTATTAAAATAGGACAAGAATTAATAATGCCAATAGGTGATGGGAAAGAACAAAAAATTGAAATAAAAGAACCAAAGATTAAATACAGCAGCGACCCTAAAGTTCAATCTATTGTTAAATCAGCTAATGAATTAGGTATAAGTCCTCTAGATCTCGCAGCAGTTATTGCACAAGAATCATCCTTTAGACCTTCTGTAGTTAGTGTTGATAAGGCTACAAATAAAAAATATACAGGTCTTATTCAATTTGGTCCTTATGAGATTGCTAAATACAAAATAAAAACTAATATGACATTTGAAGAACAAATGGTAGCCGTAACCAGCTTCTTAAAAGATAGAGGTGTAAGGCCTGGACATGGTTCTAAAGAGATATATGCAGCTATATTTACAGGTAATGTTTCTAACCTTGATAAAGGGGGTGCTGATTGGTCAGATTCAAATGGCACTACTGTTAATAAAGCATTGCCGAATCTTTCAGAAGGGGGTTCTAAATATAAAATGGCAATAGATTTCTTAACACAAACAGGTACATACTCACCTAAACCTAAAAAATGACTACACCTAAACTAGCTAACTTATATGAGGGCAATGAACTCATAGATTTTTATCAGATGGGGCCTGATTCTGAGAATGATGACACCAATTTAGGTTTTGATATACCAAAACGCTTTACTGATTTTAACCAAGGCTTTAATAATGCTGAAGAATTTTTAGCTTTAAATGATTCTTTAGTGGAAAGATTTCCACAATTCCAATCATCAATTTTTGAATATATTAATAATAACAATTCAGAACAAATAGATACTACTGTTAATGAGACATTAGATCCAACAAACCAAAACAGTGGATTATATACAGATGTATCTGGGAATCTTAAAACTAACTTATCTAAATTTTTTGAATTACCAGAAGAAGATAAAATA